TTCAGAAAATGATACCACAAGAGGAAATTAAAAGAGTATCGTTTGATTTGAAATTATATGGTAATGCAGCAATGCAAGTTTATTGGGATGATGCACATGAAAACATTCTAAAGATGTATCACGTTCCTGTTCAATATTTAAGAGCAGAAAAGTTGGGTAACAATCCTAAGATAGAAAATTATTACTATTGTACAGATTGGAATGATAATAGAGCACAGAGAAACAAAACTAAAATACCTGCATTTGGAACTACTACTCAGAAAATGGAAATACTTTACTTTAAGAATTATTCTCCAAATTTATATTATTATTCCCTACCTGATTGGGTTAGTTCATTACAATTCAGTTTTGTAGAAGCAGAATTAAGTAATCTACACTTAAACAATATTGAAAATGGTTTCTTACCGGCAGTAATGGTAAACTTTAATAATGGTATTCCAGCTCCTGAAGAAAGACAAACTATTGAGGATTTAGTTCAACATAAATTTACAGGTACTAAGAACGCAGGTAGATTTATGATTTCATTTAACGATGACCCTTCAACTAAACCAACTATTGATATAATTGATATTGCAAATTTACATGAAAAGTATGAATATGTTGCAGGATACGCACAAGACAGAATCTTAGTATCACACAGAGTTACTTCTCCTTTATTATTTGGTATCAGAACAGAGAACAATGGTTTCAGTTCTCAAAGTGAAGAGATGATGACCGCATTCAGTATTTTACAAACAATGACAATTTCTCCATTCCAAAATCTATTATTAAATACTTTAGATATGGCATTGAGAGAAGGTGGTATAGATAATGCAGAATTATACTTTGACCAATTAACTCCATTAGCAATACTTTCTCAACAAGCAGAAGATACAGGTAAATCAATTGCAGAAGTAGCAGATACAACAAATAAAGAATTGGAAAATCCAGCAACAACAGACCAAAGTGGTGACCAATCTACAACAGATGAAAATACACCAACAAAAGTTCCTAATAATGTAGGTAATGGACCTGGTGAAGGAACAAATATTATAAATGCAAGTTCTATATTTTTTAAAGACGAATACGAAATAACTAAATACTAATAACTATGGCTTACGCACTTTTCATAAGTAGAAACGATATAATTAAAAATAGTCCATTACAAGGAGCAATTGATGCAGATGCACTATTACCATTTGTAAAAACAGCACAAACAAAATATCTTAAGAATTTATTAGGAACTATTTTATACGATTATTTACAAGCACAAATTGAAGCAAATACAGTTGGTACTTTATCAGCATATTATCAAGACCTTTTAGATGATTATATTAAGAATGCATTGATTTGGTATGCATGTGTAGAATATATACCTTTCAGTTCTATTCAATTTAAATCTAATGGTGCAGTTAAACAACAAAGTGAACAAGGTATAGCACCATCTAAAACTGATGTAGATTTCTTATTACAGAAAGCACAAGAGAATGGTGATTACTACGCGTTAAGATTACAGAACTATCTTATTGCATATTGTAATCAAATTCCTCAATACTTACAATCTATCGGTAACCAAACTCAAATCTATCCTGACCAAACGAATCAATACTTTGGTGGAATTCAATTATAACCTATGAGCTATTTACAGAATAATGCCGGTGTAAATTATAGTCTTTATTATAATATTTTAGATTACTTCAAAACTATTATGGTTAATCATCCTTCTATTGATAGTGTATCGCAAGGTGATATACCACATTTAGATGATAATCAATTTCAATTTTATCCTTTGGGTAATGTAAGTATATTAGCTGCTAATTTTGGTCCTAAAACAACTGAATATACTATACAATTAATAGTAGCAGATAAAATTAAGAATAAGAATAACGAATCAGCACCTAGAACAAATGAAATGCAAGTTCCTTTCTTTGATGTTGATGATACAGTAGATATTCACGCGAATTTATTAGGTGTAGTAAATGATTTAGTTTCATTCACTCAGTATTCATTAGAAAGTTTTTCAATTGATGGTGAAATAACTAATGAGCCGTTTGCAGAAAGATTTAATAATGGATTAGCAGGTTGGGTTTCTACATTTACACTTACAACACATAACGATAGACCGAGATGTTTATATAATTTATACCCATCTGGCTCTTACTAAACTAAGCCATGGCGACTAATATATTTTATAAAAAAGAATTGGATAAAATTGCTAAGAAACTTAAAACCTTAGCAGTAGCAGGTGCACCACGTAAGACAGGTAATCTAAAGGATAAATTAAATTCATATAATACTTTAGCTAAAATGGTTGTAGATAGAGGTGGTGGTAGAGCGGCAATAGATTTTGAAACAGGTCCTCCTGGTGCAACATACGGACAATTTTGGAATCCACCAGCAACTTCTAAATCAAAAACTAAGAATAGACCTGAGTTTGGTTTTGCAGATAAAGCATTAGGTATGCTTGATTCAGAAATAAATGCATATGTAAAAGAAGTAGAAGCATTAATAGCTCTACAAATAGAAGCTGAACTTACTGATATTTAGCACCACTACCTTTTCTAAAAAGTGAGGTTAAATATAAAAACGATTTAGATGTCATATTCTTTTATACAAACGCCGGCAACGATGTCTTTGGGACAATCCCCAACAATCTTTTCGGTATCATCTTCAACATTAGTAGGTTCAACAAATTTCCAATATATAGGAATTCTTAATATATGGTCAGGCTCTCAATTTAATTCAGCGAGTGGTGATGTATGGCAATTAGCTAAATACCCATCAACAGATGGATTAACAGGTATCTTTGATGTAAGTAGAATTTTAAACTCTACACAAACTCAATTAACTCAAACAACAATTTCTCCTGTAAAATACTTTAATTTTGAAAGTTTTTATAGATATCAATCAGACTCTTCTTATCTAACAGGTTCTCATATTACTTCATCATTATTCAAATCAGTAGATGGTTATCAATTATTTCCTGAACCTATTGGTGAGCAAGTATATGATTTAACTCCACATTGGCCTTTAATGACAGATGGACCGGTATCACAATCAGTATTCATAGATAATGTTGGTAGTGCATCGGTATATGTAGGAAATGTAGGAACTACTTTACCAACTAGAGTAATTTATAGCGGTAGTAATGGTAGTAATGGTGTATACGCATTGACAGCGGCAGATGGTAATAGTAATAATGAAATTAAAGCATATCCACAAGCACCTTTAGCAACTGGATTTCCATTATCCTTAATTGGATTATCCTCATATACAATACAACCATATAGTAATGCAGTACCATTAGGAACGAAAATAAGGTTCGATATTTCTTGTCAACAAAAGTATCCTAATATAAGAATAAAGTGGAAAAATAGGTATGGCGCGTTCGATTATCTTAACTTTGATATGATTAATAGAAAATCAATCAACTCATCTAAGAGAACTTATCAGCCACAATTAGGAAGTTGGCAAGGTAGAACATTAGCATATAACGAATATGATTCACAAACTTTAAATTATATTGTAGATAGTAATCAAATTATTAAATGTAATACGAATTGGTTAGATGAAGGATATAATGAAATCCTAAAGCAATTATTAGTAAGTAATGAAATTTATTGGTGTTTAGAAAATACAAATGAAGTAAAACCATTAACTATTATTTCAACAAATATACAATTTAAGACTGGTGTAAATGACCACTTAATACAATATGAATTTGATTTCGCATTTGGTCAAGGATATAAAATGATAATCTAATATGGGAGTAACATCAGTACAAGGTTTTAAGTTTAAATTAGTAGCCAATGGTGAAATCTTAGACCTATTTAAAGATGAAGAAATTAAATTAAGCAATAATATCACAGGTCTTTTTGATTTGGGAGTATTACCTTCTGATTTTACACGCACCATAACTCTACCAGGTTCTAAAAGAAACAATCATTTCTTTGAATTTGTTTATGATATTAGTGTAGAAGACCCTTATACATTTGCAACTAATCAAAAAGTTCCTTGTTATTTAGATTTTGATGGTATTTATTTATCGGATGGATATATTCAACTTAACAAAGTTAATATCTATCAAAATAAATTTATTGATTCATATGAAGTAACAATATATGGTGGATTATCATCATTTGGTAGAGATTTAAAAAGGAATTTCTTAACAGATTTAACAACATTATCTAAATATAATCACACAGCAAGTTATTCAAATATATCTGCATCTTGGAGTGGTAATTTGTTTTCTGGAAGTATTGTATATCCAATGGCTGAATATGGACAAAAATTAGTTTATAGTAATAGTACAATTGAGCCAGGCATTAATTCAAGGCAAGGAGCATTATGTGTTCAAGATTTCAAGCCGGCAATTAAAATGATAAATGTATGGGATGCAGTATTTGAGCAATTTGGATACACATATACATCATCATTCTTATCACAACCATGGATACAAGATGTATATTTACTTTGTAATAATCAATATCGTTATCCAATATTTAATTCAGGTTCTAATGGAACTTCATCAGTTGATTTAGAAACATATGGTTTATTCAAAATGAATGCATATGCAACTAGCAGTACTCAATATTATCCTGGACAATATTATGATTTACCATTTTATAATATTACACAAAATCCATCAGGTATTTTATCATCATCTTTAGAATTTCAATTAGATTTTAATAGTAATTTAAGAGGTGAAGTAAATCTTAATTTTGAATTAGCACCTTCAGGAACTCAATATATTGGATATGGATATGGTGTTCCACAATTTAGTGTAGTTACACAAGCATATACTACGGGTACGTGGGTTGATTGGAATACAACACCATTAAATGGTATTAATCAATATATGAGCCAAATAAATACCTATAATTCAGGCTCAACTAGAACACAAACTTTTAATTTAACTGATAATTTTAATCAATCATTAGGAGATAGTTTTTCATTAAATGGATTACCAGCAAATACACTTTTAAGATTTAAATTAGCAATTGATACATTAGATTTTGGAATAAATCACTTTACCATAACTTTTGATAAAACAGAAGCTAAAAGTTATTTAGCAGTTACAAAAGTTAATCAGGGTGGTGATGGATTAATTATGGATATTCCATCTAATATGCCACAAGGACCAGGTGATACTTCAGGTGGGGCAAATGGTATTAGGTTAATTGATTTTATTAGTTCAATACAAAAGAAATTTAATTTAGTAATGTATCCTAATAAAACAAAATTAAATGAATTTGTAGTAGAGCCATTTAATAAATGGTATAAAGAAGGACAGATAAAAGATTTTAATAGGTATATTAATCTTAATGATATTATTACAGCAACACCTGCAAATAATTTAGCAGTTCAAACATTAACTTTTGGAGATACATTAGATGGTGATTATATTTCACAACAATTTGCAAAAGCAGCAGGTAGAGAATATGGTAAGGCAAGTTATATCGATACTGAAAATTTCTTTTCACAAGGAACATTTGAAGTTAAAACTAAATTAGCTAGTTCACCTTTAATTTATTTACAAGGAACGGGTGTAAGTGGCAGTGGTACAATAGTAAGTAGTTCTTGTCCTACATGTGATGGTGTTATTGCAAATCCATATTGTTATCAAATAAATTATGGTGGAGAAGGACCAGCAAGTTCTTCAGCAGCAGATTATATAGGTTGTAATGGTGCATCATCAACTCAATGGATGGGTGGTGAAGTTACTAATGCATGGATTTGTGCAGAATATGGAAGTGTAACATTACGTGGTAGTAATATAAGTTGGACACTATTAGAACCATGTGTACCTTCATCAACTGGCTCAGCAGTAACAGAATCGATAAATAAAATATATATTCCAACATATATTAGTAGTATTATATACCAACCGGTAAAAGTATTACCACATATTTACTTTTACAATGGTTTATTGGCATCTGATGCATGGTATTTAGAAGGAAGTTTTTATAGCGGTAGTATCGTTAGTCCTGTTCAACAAAAATTATTTCCATATTTTGATAATTATAATGTATTTGGTGGAACTAATAATGTACCAACAGCTGATAATTTATCATTACTTTTTAATAATGAATTAGCATCTTATGGAACAACCCCAACAAATAGTTTATATTCAGAATATTGGTCAACTTATGTAAATTTATTATATGGACCTAAAACTAAGATATTTGATTGTAATGCAATAATTCCATTAGCTGATTATTTTTATATGAACTTAAACGATATAGTAGAATGGAGAGGAAACTATTATCACTTAAGAGCAATTAATGATTATAATTTATCTAATGGTGAATGTTCTTTACAATTATTAGGACCGGTTATTGCAGATGTAATTTCAAATGTATTACCTGGATTACCTTGTGAATTTAATTTCAGCATTGAAAATAATACTCCACCACAAAGTTCTTCATTTATTGTTCATCAATGTTTTGGAGATGCACAATTACAAGTAGGATTTACATCATCACTTAGTATGAGTGTTGGACAATCATTTACATTCCCATCATCTTATGAATTAGATGATTGTTGGTATGTATCATCATCATTTAGTGGAGCATTAGATTTAAGTAATGTAAGTATATCACAATCATTTGTAGATTGTACAGCATGTTCAGCATCATTACATCCTACACCTCCAACTGGAAATGCTACTTTAGCATGGACATTTAGCAATGCAGCAGTAGTTGGTATTATGGAAATATATGTAAATGGCTCTATTGTTGAAACTAGATATAATACATCATCAGGCACATATATGGTTTATTTAGGAGATACAATTAGAGTAAAAGTAACTACTGCAGGATGTACTGGTTTAAATTATACTGCTAATTCATATTGTGTAGGTATATTAAATGA